TATCAGTATAGCCCGAGCCACCTAAGCCACCAGCAGAACTTACATTCAAAATGCCGCCGCCAGCGCCTGAGAAATATAGATCTAGCCCAGTTCCCACAACAGAGCTTTTTGCCCCCGCCGTGCCCGCAACACCAGCCGCACCACCGGCACCACCGGCACCAATCACAATAGTTAAAGTGTCACTTGCAGTTACAGATTTAAGGGCTTGTTGAGGAGTCGCACCAGCACCGCCGCCGCCTCCGCCAAATGTGCCCGTTGATCCACCAGCACCACCACCGCCACCACCAAAGCCTATAAATATAGCCGCTTGGCCACCTACATCGCTTGGGAGGTTGACATTGCCGTTAGCACTTATGAGTTTCCATTTCAGTTTTCTAGGATTGGCCAGCTTGGCCTCGGTAACATTCGCATCTAGAATTTTAGCGGTCGTGACAGAATCAGAGGCTAAATGTTCGGCATCGATAGACCCCGCCGCGTAATGTTCGGACTCAAGTACATTGTCCCCAATAAGTGTTCCATCAATCGCATCAGGAGCTATTTTCTCAGTCGTGACCGCAGCATCATCTAGTTTTGCCGTTGTAACAGCCGCAGTGCCTATTTTAATGGCCGTTACCGAACCTGTGGCTAAATGGGTTGCTGTAATACTTCCGGCCGGTATATGAGCTACACCGTCCCTTGTGGCCAACGTTGTATCAGCCGAATCTTTTAAGACAAGCTTATAAGACGAGCCGCCCAGCCAGATATTTGCCTCACCATTGGAGTCAAATATCACTGGGTTAGCATTAGGAGTCAACTGAGCCGCATCTTGATAGGTCGCTAAAGGCGTACTGGTTCCAGCTTCATAAGTGTAAAGCTTGCCGCCAACTAAAGGCTCTCCGCTCCCGTCAACAAATCTCTGAATCAATTGGGGCATTAAATTTGCCGTAGCCATTATTTACTCCCCTTGGATTGGTCAACACCAGACTCATTAAATTGATCAAAATAAGTCGCTGGCCGCTCTAAATCCTTAGCGAAATTAATCACCAAAGCATTAAAAGCTTTAGGATTTGATTCTGCTAAATTCTTAAATTCTGGTATTTTGCTCATTCGGACAGCTAGTTTTTGGATAGATCCGTTAGACATGGTTTTATAAAGAGCGTAGCGACCGAAATCAGTCACCTGTCTAGCCGCCATACTTAAAAGATCTGAATACATCAGCCCTTGAGGAGTGCCTGAAGGCCCAACCTTATCAGGGAAAGACTCTTTGAGAGTTTTCATGTTCATTATTTTAGGAAGCATAGTCTCTGAGAAAAGGTCCTTAATGGCCTCATCCTCAAGTTTATCCACATGTCTAATGAGCCTTCCAGCATCGACTTCGCCCTTAAACATAGACTTGGCTTTGATTTCTGAAAGTCTGGATTTCCTTAAGGTCTGATAAGCCTCTGGAAACATAGCCTCAGCTTTTTTCCTGACCTCTTTATTGCCAAGATCAAAAAACTTATTCGCCAACTTCTCAGCCTGAGCATCAGCGATCTTTTCGTTAAAGTCGCCAGGACTTCGCGCTTTGATTTTAGCAGAGAGGCCCATTTTTTCTATCTTACCCATGCCAGCCGAGTATTCTCTTTTCGCGTCTCTAAGCTGTTTGAGCATTCCTTTGCCGATTTTAGTGCCGTCTTTATCGGACCTGGCCGAAGCAATCGCGCCGCGCTTAATAGTACTTTCCTCTAAGCGGCCCAGCTTATGGTAAATGTCCCAGACTCCTCTGGAGTCACCAGTGCCAGCCCTTTCAGCCGCCTTAGCTTTCTGGCCAACCATTGTCCTCAATGACTTGATTTGGTTGGCAGAGGGCCTCTTGCCGAGCACTTTCACAACGTCTTTAGCGACCGAAGCCGCAGCGCCACCCTCAAATGTGGCCACCTCTTCAATTTTCATTATATTTCTTGAAACAGCATCAATAGACTTTTGCGTGGGCTTGATATGTTTGGTGTGCTCCCTAAGATCATTAAATTTGGCCTTAGAGGCTTTAAACATTTCATCCACTTTATTAACAATTTGACCCTTAGCTTTTTCGCCAGACTCAAATTTAGTCAGTTGAGTGGCGTCCTCTGTTAAATCCCTAGCGCCCTTTTCCATAGCCGACGCAATCTTTTTCTGTTCACGCCGAACCATCATTCCCGGCAAAGACGGGCTCTGACCCAAAGATGACTCTAAATTTTGTACTACAGGAGAGCTACTGGTCATTCCAGGAGTTGGCTTAACCCCTAAAGCCTCAGCAGCGCGACGAATCGCCGCCGCATTAGGCTTGTCTTTAGCGATCCAAGAATTGAATTTCTTAACGATACCTTGAGAGGCTTTTGATAACTTTATACCACCAGCAGCGGCTAACTCACCACCAGCGCCTAATACCACACCAAAAAGAGCACCTTTTGCCGCGCTTTCTATGCGCTCAATAGGCTGTAAAGGATTAATCCCATCCTCATTGCCTGGGTCAGCTACAGCACCATAAGCAGCGCCAACTTTTGCAGCTTGGCCCAATCTTGCCGCCGCTGTAGCGCCCGCAGCACTGCCCATTACAGGAGCCGCCGCAATACCAGTCGCCAGTCCACCAACTAATTCAGCGCCCATAGACAAGCCCGGTCTTTCTTTTCCGGCCCGATCAAGCTCAGCACGTCTAGCGTCCCTTTCTTGTTCGTATTTTTGTATAAACCCAAGACCATCCTCAGGACGCAGCCCAAAAGTTTCAGCCGCCGACTGAATAGCTGACCGCTCTAGGCCCTCTAATTCATCGCCATAGCCCATGGCCATCCCCTGAGTGAGTTTATTCCAAGCCGTATCTGGGGCCACAAACTCTTTTTGATAAGGATTGCCCGGCATGGGCTGCTGAGCCTCAGCTTTTTTTAAGAAATTAATTTTCTCAGCCCTAGACATATTCTGAGAGGCTGGGGCTTGAGGCTGAGCCCCGCCAGCATCAGACTCCATGGCCCTCAAGTAAGCTATTTTATCTGTCCTGGTCATCTCTTCGTCAGCCACTCTATTGCCCGCCTACTTGCCGAATCCTAGCGTCTAGTTCTTCGTCACTCATGGCATCAAAGTCTGTTGTCGGGCCAGCATGAGCTTCATTAATGAATCCGCCCTGTTGTTGTTGTTGTTGCTGAGCATAAGCCTCAGACTCATTTTTTAATTCTGGCTCTGCTCCCTCAAAATTCCCATATTTGTCATATTGATTGCGGCCCATTTTTATTCTATTTTTTGCTGACGCCGCCGCCTTCTTTCGCAGGAATAATTCTGACATTAGAACATCGTCATCCATGCCAATAGTAGGGACTGTGCTTTCAAACTGTGCTCGCTCTGCTGGCGTATCAATGGCCTTACTCATGCCCGCAAACTGCTTAACCATCTGGTCAAGACTGAGTTTTTGTAAGGAATTTTCTAATCTTTGAGTGTCTTGTGACCAACCGCCGAATAAACTTTTGGTTTTAGCTATGGCACCACTGCCGGGCCCAAGCCCGCTATTATATTCAGTGGCGATTTTTATCGCGTTATCTATTTGCTGCTCTAGCGCATCCCATGTTTGGTAATCTTTATCTAACTGTTTTCGGGATTTCCTGTTCTCAGCCCTTACTTTGGTTTTTTCTTTTATTATTTCTTTTTCTTCAAAGCCCGGATCTTTAGCCTTCCGCGCATTCATTTCAGCAGTTTTATTTTTGGCAAACTGTGCCGCCTTAGAAATACCCTCGGTCGCCTTATTGTGTCTGACCGCTTCTTTTTGCTTATCAACATTTAGGTCATAACCCTTTCGTTTAAACTCATTGGCCACAGCCTCACCTTCAGAAAATGACCTATTTAATAGGCTTTCCTGATTCTGGGGATCAAACACTGGGCTCATGTCCTGTTCGTCTAACAAACCTTCTTGAACAAGATAGGACCTTTTTTGACCCCAATTTTCAGGAGTCGCGCCTCTCAATTCTCTGGATACTGTGTCGTAACCTCTAAGTTTAGACTCATAACCAGCCTTTTCAGACTCTTGATCAAATTGCTGTGTAGCCCGTTGATCTTGAGTGAACTGCCTTTGCATATTAGCGCCCTCTTCAGGAGCTAAGGACATCATTTTCGCCATGCCATCTTGATTAATTTCCATTTTTCCGTCAGGACTCAATGTATATACATTTTTCTTGGCCTCTTTCACTTGCCCTTGATATTCTTTCTCATCACGCTTGTCTTTATACTCTTTGCCCCTCATATAAGAGCCGACAAAATCAGGCAACCGAACGTTGTTGTAAATGCTGGCGTCTATTGGCATATCTAAACCCTCTCGACTTTGTCGTAATCCACTCTGTAGTAGCCGTCTTTCACATCAACAGCCGGATGGTTCGGATCAATGCCTAATAGGTCTTGAGCCATAGCCCCAATTTGTAGGCCTCTCCCGTGAATTGGATCTATGTATTTAAAAGTATATGTGGGCACGTCTTTAAACATAGTGAAGTTCATTTCTTCAATTTCTTTTTTGAGACGCATGTCAGAGAATAATGTGCCAAAGCCGCCAGCGGCGCCAGCAGCGCCAACCCCTTGCCCAATTAATCCAGTGAGAGCATTGCCCTCAGCCACACCAGCCGCAGCTTTTGCATTCGCTGCACCTGTCACATTCTGTCCATAAGCATTGGCGTAATTCTGACCAGCTTGACCCGACTGAGCCGCAGCACTTTGACCAGTGCCAACTAAATTCATGATCTTGCCATATCTTTGGTCTCTGTCTTGATTAAAACGATTATAAGCATTGTTGTATTCATTAGAGGCAAAGTTTTGTCCATAACGGGAGATTTCTTTCATGGCTCTGCCGCCACCAGTGCGGCCCCTTGATGCTGCCCCACGCTCTAAAGCTTTTTGGCCCTCGGCCATTCGGAAGTTATAGCCAGCATCTTTTTGCATATCGCCAGCGCCAAAGGTTTTAGTGTGCTCATCCATTTGGCCAGAAATGCCTTTGATGCCCTCAGCCCCAAGATCACGGTAACCACTAAGGTCACTACGGGTTTGGTCGTAAATTTCTTTTTGAACTTTATTGGCCTCAGCCGCAGCGGCCGCTTGTCCACCAGCCCCACCAGTCCCTAAAATGCTACCTAATAAACCCATTTTCCCCAGCCTCCATGCTTATGGTTCTAAAGCGACAACCCGAACATCCAACTCTGTTAACAATGTCTCAAGCTGTTCATTATTTAATGCCTGCTTTTTCCCCATTCTAATATAAATCTCATTTATCCACCGCTGCCATGCTGGAGTTAAAAAACCCCTCTCATCTAGCACCGGCTCTTTATATGGAGGTTCTTGTAAACCCCTTTTCTCTAGCGCCGTTAAAGCCACTTAACTATTTCCCACAACAGCTTCGAAGTTCGCACCAATAATGACCCGTCTTACCGGATCTGCAATCTGTAGTTTAAAAACTCGGTCATAAGCATGGCCCAATCTAAACCACTTCACTCTCGATTTTGTTGTCCCAATCCGGCCGATGTCAGCCCAAAGCTCTGTGCCAAAAGTATATCCACCATCACTCGAAAAGGTTAGCATAGCCTTTGGGTCAACACCTTGGCCCAGCCCATCTATGCCAGTTCCATTTTGCATATCTATCTCTAAAGAGTTGTATCTGATGCGCTTGCCACTGGCAGATATATGGGGAAGCGTTCTAAAACATACGATTTCCTCACCATTATCTGAGAAATAATCCCGACTCATTTTATAAATAGAGCCTGACTCATGGTCGCCAACTAAATGCTCTGAATAAGCAAAAGCATGGGAATACCCACGGTCTCGCTCCTGCACACCATTATTTGTATAGGTGCGCTCATGCCACATTCCAGTCGTTATGTCATAAACCCAGGTGGTGTTAGCGCCCACAAAGTTTAACACGTAAAAACTAGACCCTTCAGCCTGATATACATATGCCCTAGCTTCACTAATATCCCCATAGCTAGCTAAAGTCTGTTCGATTGCATGGTTGGAAATACGCTCCATGTTAGCGCCCCTAGCCTTATAAACTACACCAGAGCCCTCATTGTCTTGAGATATAAAAAAAACATGATCTTTAGTTTTGGCAATTGAGAATCTCGCCGCACAGCCTACTTCAAGAAAGGCCCCTTCCATACGCTCAAAAGGAAAATCAGCATTCCCACTATTAAAAAATATCTCTGTAGTCCGCTCATTGAATACATAAAGCTGTCGTTCAAGACTGATCCCACCCACAATATCATCCGGCGACCCCTCACTTGTTGCAAAGTCTAAGGCATCAACATCGGTGCTTAAAAGAGTTGAAATCTGAAACTTATCAGCGCCTATAAATATAAAATAACCATCTTGGTAAAGAACCTGAATGAAGCTCTCTAAATCAGCATCAGCATTTGCAGCAAAAGTATCATCTGCCAAAGTTAAGTAATAAGCAAAAGAGCCATCCACTATGGCAAGCGTAGCCCCATTATCCACCATAGAGACATGACCCTCTGAGGTGTTTAAGGTGCCCAAAAGGGTGGCTGTATATGTAGAATCAATTTTATAAAGCTTTGCACCATTAACGGTATAATAAACGCCATTGGTGCCAGTCATCGATCCTCTTTGTGGAAGCCCAGCGCCAACATCGACAGCCTCCGAGTATCCAGGCCTGTCAATAAGGGCCATAACCTCGGCTTCCTTACTTTTCCCACTCTCATTAATCCTAGGATACCAGTTAACGCATCTTTGAGCGTCAACCGCTACAGAATTTAAGTGATATGAAGGACCAACAAAGCCAGGAAATCTCATTTATCAGTACCACCCAGATAAGATATCGTATTCTTTGCCCTGGTCCGCAGCGGCACCAAATGGGTCTGAATTCATCAATATGTCTTGAGTATTTCTGCGCTCAAGCAAGTCCATTGCATTTGTGTAGCCTCTGTAAATGTCAGGTGAGAGTTGCACCCCATACTCGGGAGCTAACTCAATGGCCAAACCGTATCTAAAGGCTTTTGCATATGATGGTGGAAATTCAAAAGTAGTGCTCAAAGTCAGCGCTGTAAAAGGCTTTTCAGAGTAAATCACTAAAGTTTCAGCGGCGCTAGGTACGTAATAAAGATTTAAAGTCTCAAATGGGAATGTCCCCTCAAAGTAAACAGCCTCTGGAATGGTATTCTGTAAAGTCTTTAGCTGTAGGCGTGACCATTCAGCAGCGCCTATAATATCAAGAGGATGTTCGGTACCGTCACTGAGTTTCAGCAAGACACTAATAACCCTTGAAGGCCTAGCACTATTTAAGTCGCCGCCCGTGCCGAATGTATAGCTGGCAGTTCCAGGCACCAAAGTAAGCTCATCTTTAATGCGATAATGGATCTTTTTCCCATCAGCAGACCATGAGTCCAGCATATCAAGAGCCCTAGCTAGAGCCTCATTCATATCATTAGCACTTGGCGTTTCGCCTTGAGCGTGAGTCCCTAATAGCCTAAAAGCCGATGTAATCTTATCCCTGACTGTTGCCATGTTCTAAGCCCTCTTTATGTAAACGCTTAACCCAGTTCCCAATATGCCCTTCGTGGGCTGTATATTTATTTTCCCAATGGGAAAGGGGAATCTCTGGATCAACATAGACTTTGCCACCCATTTCTCGATACTCTTTACAAAAATAAGTATCCTCAGACCACTCCTGCCCATCAGCAAAGACCATTTGGAAATAACAAAACTGTGGTCTCCCATGATGGCTTGTATGTCTCTCAGGATATTTTTCTTGGAACTTCTCAAATACAGACCGAGATAAAGCCAAAAACCCAGTGGGCATTGTGGCAACCTCAATCAATCCATGCTCGTTAGCCCAAAGCTCTTTGCCCGGTAACCAGCCAATAGGATAATTTTCATCATCCGTTTTATAGCGATAACAACCACCCACAAATGCTTCCGGCTGGTGAGCTATTCTTAATAAAGATCCAACGGGAAAACTAATATCTGAATCTAAGAAAACAAGACGGTCACAGTCTGAATCCATAAATAGCTTTACAAGTTGGTTCCGACCCGTAGCTGGAACGCTACAGGAAGGAAGGAAACATAGGATTAATTCATGGCCATTCTGCCCAGCTAAAAGCTGCTCTTGTAAAAGACTAGAAGCCGTTTCTAGAGGTAACTTTCCATCAAAGACAGGCATGGCCACGAATATTTTCATATTATGCAGAACCTTTAATGGCACCAAGCAAAACTAGAGAGGCACGAATGTCCTCTAATTGAGCCGCCAGTGTTGCCACTGAGTTTGCCATAAGCACACTGTTATATGTACCTGTGAGAGCCGCAAGACCTGTAGAAAGGTTAGCTGTTCCACCAGATGAATCTGTAATGGCACCTTGAATGGCCGCTGCCGCTTGGACTACTGGAGTCGCACCATAAAACCCGACCTTGTCGGTGGCCGATTTGCCAACTTCTACACCACCGCCGCTAAGCTCGTGTTGTACTTTTAAACTATCTGTAGCTGTATTCATTTTAAATCTCCTATTAAAATTAATTAGTTAAAACTCACCCGGCATCACGCCGAGTAAGTTAAATCACTGATATTATGCTGGCTGACCAGTCACACGACACGCAAACTCAGGATAGATGCATTTCCATCCGTAAAGTACATCGAGCCTAGAAATGAATCTGTGATTAACAATGTCAAAACCTCTTACGAAGCTGATTGATAATCCACTTTCTTCATCACTGGCGCGAGACGCCATGTCCATACCTTGTGGAAGCTCAAAATCAGCCATAGCCAATATGAAAGCGTCCTTATGAAAAACAAGGTTTTGCGGCGATACTACATTTGCATAATTTGTAGCGTGACCAAAAATAGTCACGATATCACCATCAGTAGGCGCACGGTTTACATTCTGGTAAGGGCCTGTTAGATAAATGGCTGGAGAGATAGGCAAAGCCGCAATCTCGTTACTACTTGAATCCGTATCAGCAGTTACAACAAACTGAGCAAGCTCACCAGTTGACTGTTTAGTCTGTGGATTCACAGCAAAAACATTTGCGATTGTAATAACATCACCAGCTTTTGCCCAACCAGTTACAGTTCCCAAAGCACCATCAAGATGTAGGGTGGCAGTTCCATTGGCTGTTACCGTAGTATCAATCGCAGGAGTTCCCTCATGATCGCCAACTGTGTGCTTAGCTACGTTTTGACTCATGCTAAACTCAGCGCCAGCGGCATATCCCATAACACCTTTTTTGTACTGCTTAGAAATCTCAGAGGAGTCTTGAAATAGACTCTTAAGACCTTCAACCATAGACGCCTCAGTGCGAGGATCAACAATGGCACAAAGCTCATCAATTGGTCCACCCAAGTTAGCAATCTTAGCTTTAGCCTGCGTAAAACCCTTAAGGTCAGAAGGCAAAGCGGACGCGCTTGGAACACCAACAGAGCTAAATACTGATTTATACACAGTAGAATACCCATTATAGTCAATGTTGTTTGCAAGGGCAGTAATGGCAGGTGTGATATAACGCTCTCTAAACATATCAACCGACAAGGTCAGATCTTTGTTAGAAAACGCCATTCCAACGTGCTTATGGCTATCAAGAGTCAGCGTGTCCGATTGATCGGCTGAATCCTGAATTTCAAGAGCGGCACCATCAGTTACAGAGTAGCGCAAAGGCTTTCTGATGTTGATAGTGTCGCCGACTTTAGCGCCACCTTTGGCAAACTGCTTGTCGTATTGACGATTTACTTTGCGACTTAAAACCAACTGATTTTTTAGTTCGCGTAGCGATTCTTTTACAATGATATCGCTTGTTAAAATTGAGTTACTCATGATTTACTCTCCGTTTAATTAAAGTTACCCCTAGCATCATTTTGTTTATCTCTGATTTTATCATAGTCCGCTTGGCTTAATCCTTTGTCATAAATAGACTTAGGAGCCGATGCGCCCTTTGCTTTCACAGAACTAAGTGGTGCTTTGGCTTTCGTTGTTTCTTTCTTTGTTTTCAATCCTTCTTTTGGTGACGCTTTACTATCAATGCGAGCCTCTAATCGTCCAACCGCTCTGGCAGTAGCCATTACACCGAGAGAATTTATTCTCATAAATTCATCTGGGTTTCTCAATAGCTCATGCATTACTGCTGGACCTAGCTCACTCTCTGTAATTGCCTCTTCTAAAGGCATAGATAGTTTAAAGTCTCGGCC